CTTCCAGTTCTTCTTTCGAAAGCTTCATCAGTTCATATTCAGCCTTGCGCTGCAAACGAAACGTATCAAAGAAACCTTGAAAGGCCTCTGTGAGTTCTTCTGTAAGAAAGATCATGTTAGTCCTTCAAAAATTGTTTTTCTGAAACGCTACCATCATTAATCTTGACCTTCTTAGGTTTCTTATCCTCAGGGATCAGACGCTCTAGCATGACCTTTAGCATACCATTCATAAGGTCCGCATCCTTGACGATAATGGTATCAGCAAGAGAGAACTTACGAGTGAATGCACGATCAGCAATACCCTTGAACAGGTATTCAGAAGCAGGGAATGTGGAAGCATTTGTGCTACCCTTAATGGTAAGGGTGCCTTCGTCAATCTCGACCTCAATATCTTGGCTACCGAAACCGGCCACAGCAACCTCGATGACATACTTGGTATCGTCAATCTTGCGGATGTTGTAAGGCGGATAGGTAGGAATCTTAGGAAGACTCTCGGTAATTTGATTCATCTTTTTGAAGATGTCATCAAATCCAATAGCAGTCTTTGTCATATCGGCGATATTGAAGGTGAAAGGATCGAAGTGTGGGATTTTGTTGATAGACATGTGTAGTTAACTCCTTTTAAGCAAGTTAGGGTTAGAACTCTTCCCATAAGGCAAAGAGTTGGTTGCGGAGGTCTGAATTGCACAGACGATCTTTTGGGTATGAGCCAAACGAGATCCTACTTCTCCACTCCGCTATAGTGTCAGAACGCATTACTCAATCTGACAGACTATTTATATCACACCGGGTTTGAAATGTCAACCACCGGCAAAAACTGTTGGTGATCCTACGGCCACCCATGTACAAGTTGTAGGAATACCGATTGATATCAAAGCATCTAACATACGACCAGATCCTCTGGCATTTGTAAAAACCGTAAGACTACCAATTGCAATATGACTAACATGGATAGGAGATGCAGCTCCAAAACATGCAGTACCAATATTTGCACGATGTGGTGTATTCACATCATATTGCCGACTGAGAGGTTTACTGTTAACAAAAACATCCATAGAACCAACAGCTCGAACCATTGGGCTACAATGTGGAAAATCTGCTGCTCCCATAAATGTTACTGGTTGACTCATGGATACAAACTCTTTATATAATAGTAGGGTGCTGTGTAGTCTCGGGTCACAGTTCTGGTGATTGAAACATTATCGTTTGATCCTCCACCCGTATATTGTATGTTCAAATTATATGTAAATGTCATCGTTGTTGATGGATCAGAATTGACTTCATAAACAATCACATTGGCCGGTGTCGTATACATGTCAGCCGTAACTGAAGGCGTCAGCCAATAGTACGAGTTTTGAGTGTTCGATTGTAACGAAGTATATTTCACATTATCTGAATAACCGGTTGTATAAGAACCTGAAAAACGAATAACATGATTGGATACATTTATCGTTACGTTACCAAAAGCCACGTTAGATGTGACGGTAACATTTCTCACATTGGCATTCGCACTAGAGCTACCACTATTAGCCTGCACCCATACTTCATCGGAGAAGTAAGTTCTGAATACTTGACTAGATAGTGTATTTGGATAAAGTTCGACAGCCAATTGTTAGCTCCCGTGACAGAAACGAGGAGAGTTTGGTATCTTCTTTTCTTTTTGAAACTTCTCTACCAACTGCTTATGTTCCTTATACCTGTCATCATCTTCATCTGGATTCAGGTCGATGCGTGGAGCCAAATGCACTAGATGCGCTTTCGACTCCACAAGAACCGTATCATCACCAACCATATTTATCTTCTTGGCATTGATGTTCAAGTCACCATTACAGTTGAAGTTCATATCATTATGCCCATCGATATTGATGTTGTTGTTTTCATCTATACGAATGGTGATACCACCTTCAACTTCAATGAGTGCAGGCCTTGACTCAACCTTATGATAGTGATAGTTGGTGTCAGACATTAAGCAACCTTCTTTGGTCTGCCACGCCCGCGCTTTTCAACAGCTGGTGTTTCAACACCAGTGGAACCAAGCCCACCAACACGGTCAGTCTTTTGTGTAGGCGTTTCGGTCGTCTCAACAAGGGCATACTTCAAACTCTGTACCAATTCAGCTTGTGCGATACGGTCACCATTGCTGATAGAGATAGGATTCTCCGAGTGATTGGTGAGCAATACGAAGGTCTCTTGAAAGTAATCTGAATCGATTACCGCCTCAAGATTGGCCAGCACCAATCCTTGCTTGTACGAAAGCCCAGAGCGAGGATGAATGCGAAGTGAATAGCCTTCGGGGATATCAAAGATAAGACCGGTCGGTACCATGATACGGTCACCAGGCATTATCACCGCTCTACCGTCTTTAAGTGTTCTGGTGAAAGGTGAATTGAAACCACTGTAGCCAGCATACTCATACTTACCATATGCTTGGAAAGCAATGTCGAAACATGCGGCCTGTTGTGTGCCAAAGGTAGGTAGAACCACTTCTGGATTAGTCTTGAAGATTTTCAACTGTGTCATAATATAGCTCCAAAGTTCAGGTTAGTCTTCTCGGCGTTTCTTGCCAATGTTATATTTCGTCACCAGAATCCAGTCATTCTTCTCTTTGTGTGACAGTATCTTGATCTGGCTAAGTGGTGAAACGGGGTCTTCGCTCTTTGCTGGATCGACCAGTGCTAGAAGATTCCATTCAGCCAATAGGTTAGCAATCGTATTTAGTCGACCCTTATCATCGTCTGAGAAGTCTGACTTCTTACCATCGAGTAGGAATAATTGCTTAAAGTGCAGGATATAATATTTTCCCTGCTTGTGCAGAATATGGCAGGACTGATAGAGAGTCCTGTCTTTTTTTGATGCGACACCAATGCGCGAGAGTGTTTCTCTGATCTTTAGAAAGTCATCTGGTTCTGGTAGCGTCACCTCTATCAGTTCGCTTAGATTTAACATTCAAACCACCTTTGTTCAATTTTCTTTTTATATCATCGATTTGACCATCGGACAGAACCATCAGAACATCTTTGGCCTTCTCATTGGAGTAGTTGAAATACTCTTTGATAGCTTCAAGGTTCTCGATTGTCTCTCGCTTCTGCCACTTCTGGAATGGCCTTCTATAGGCCCGTATGGTATTTAGATAATAGTGGTATTGAAGGAGACCGTCGATGTTTGGCACCTTGTTCATCTCATTAGCAAACAAGACGCAATCCTTGTGAAAGGAGAGCGCCTTGTTGACGATATATGCTGGATAATCTTTCTCGTCTTCTATCACATTCTTCTTTGTCTGAAGAATCGATGGCATGATATCTTTGAACAGGTCTACCATCAGTTCCATCCGCTTACTGAGTAACTCTGGAGTAGTATACACTGTTCTTTACTCAAAGTAAAGAGTTCATCCATACTTTCTTGGTTGATAGGCACAGCAATCATATCTCTACCGTCTTTCGTCTTGTATGGAGAGTGCTTCATCTCAGCAGACTTGATGAGATAAACCTTACCATCAGAATGATGCGGCTTCTCTTTGCTAGGTACCGAGATGAAGATTACGCGGTCAGCATTCTTACACTTACGCAACTGATTAGGTTTGAAACTGAAAGCATTCTTGTATATGTAAGGTACTTGCGTCTTCACTTCAATCTTTAGACCGTCGATAATCATATCTTTCTGACTATCATATTGGTCTTCAGATACTGTCACCTTCTGGCCAGCGGCCGTGCAGTAGTTGACTATGATAGTCTCACCTGCACGACCCATCATTTCGATGCTCTTAGACATATTCACAATCCACCATAATCTCGGTCAGACAAGCCACCAAGTTGATCTCTTGGTCAGCCACGAATGCAGACTGATATTGATAACGAGCCAGGATAACAACAGCCTGCGGAATGCTAGCCGGCTTAAAGTACTCATACAAACTATCGTAGACCTTACGATAGATACGCGACGGTTCAATGTCAGAGTTGGTCACAACCCACTTCCGCATCTCTGCAAAGTTACCCTCTTTCAGATAGCCAACAAGGTCGGCAATTTTTCTTACATCTGAAATCTGAGCGAGAGTGCCAGCATCAATAGAACCACCAGAAGAATATCGTTGAAGCTCGTTGAGAGTCCGACGGTAATCTGGGAAAAACTTCTCGACAATCTTGATAAGAACTTGCTTGTCATATTCTACCTTCTGATTAATTAGAATAGTCGAAAGTCTCTGAAAGAGTTGTGCAGCCATACGAGGCTTCTCATCAGCCTTCAATGAGAAGTCAATTACGGAACAACGAGAATGCAAAGCATCAAGTAGACGAGACTTGAAGTTACAGGTGAAGATGAAAGAGCAATTCTCAGAATACTCTTCAACAGCACCACGCAATGCTGCTTGTGCATCAGGTGTAAGATAGTCGGCCTCATCGAGGATGATAACCTTACGCCCACCAGTCAGAGAGATTGTAGACGCATAGCCACGAATCTTTGTTCGCAGCATATCGATACCACGTTCTTCTGACGAGTTGATGAACATGTAGTTCAAACCAATCTCTTCACACATAGCCATAGCGACGGTGGTTTTACCAACACCAGCACTACCAGTAAGCATGAGATTTGGAATGTTTGCAGTGTCTACATAACTCTGAAAGACCTTCTTGATACGATCAGGAAGAATACAATCAGATACAGTCTTTGGCCTAAACTTTTCTACCCACAGGTATTCACCGCTCATTTTCAAGATCCTCCATAATCTTTTCAAAGATTTGAATTGCACCTTCTCTACCTAACTGTGCCTTGAAGATGTTCTTCGAAGTAACGGTCATGATAGAAGCTAAGGCAAACAAGTCTTGTACATCATCGCACAACATGATCTGCCTGTCAATAGGCCTCATCAATTCTTTCATGCGATTTCTTCTTTCTGAAGGATTAAAGGCCATATTTCATCCAATCATGTTACTTTGGTCGATTGAGAGTCTTGTGTATCCGTCAGGATCAGTATAATGTTTGATGAGATCCAAATCTGAAGTAAACTTCAATTGACAACCTTCACATTCAGACGGGCAAATTCCCCACAACCAATTGCGACGCACCTTTCTAATGTCATCATCATTCCAATCTGATGATGACCTATTGTTGTGCATATCGCAATTAGCATTAGGGATCCACGGAGCGGGGCAAAAGTCTTCGATGTTATTTTGAATCTCAGACTCTAGCGCCCTTAGCCTAAACAACTCTGTGGCATATTTTATTGCCGCCTGATTATACAGTTTACGACTCCTTAATGATACTGTCGTAGAAATCCTGGAAGTTCTTCTCTTCTTCGACGATAGTGTTATAGTTGGCCATGAAGTAAGCCTTAGCCATCTTACGAACCAACTTCTTATCTACACCAAGTTCATCACAGATTTCGTTGATAGCTTCTTTTTGCAAGTCACGTTCACTAGCCACACGGGTCATAGAGTCATTGATTGCATAGATAACATTCTTCAGCTTCTTCTTCTCCTCATTCGAAAGAGAATTAGGAGAGACGAAAGGCTTGTTGTGACCCATCATAGACATTACTTCTTCTCCAGAGCGATGAAATACTTGAGGGTTGCGTTCTTGTTAGTCCAGCAGGTGAAACCACCAATCTTGATTTCGACCTTGTAGTCATCAGGGATCAGCTTCAGGTTTTCAGTCTTGAACATCACACTAAAGTCCGCACCATCATGGTCAGCGATCTTTGAAGAAGCGAAGTTCGATGTATCATTCTTCGACTCATGGGCCTGAAGATAGATGCCGCCATTCTTACCGATGATAGAAAGATTGGAGAGATCATTCATTGAAGCCAAGCGAAGAAGCTTTTGCAAGGTTGCGTATGTGAGATTGAAAGATACGTCAGCATCTTTCATCACAAGATCCTTGCCTTCAGGCGGAGAGATGATGAGATTAGGAGACGCAGAGTAGAAATTCAACTCAAGGTCAGCATCTTTCATAATGACAGACTGTGAAGTGAAGCTCAATTCAGGGCTATTCAAGGTCGTGACATTGCCGAGGAACTGATTCAAGTCATAGATGCCGAAAGTCTCAGTGAAGTCATCTTCAAGATGTGCCTCAACAAGGATTGTGCTTTCAGGAGATACGGTCTTTTGAATAAGACCTGGGCGAAGGACAACACCAGAGTTGATACTGGCGAAGTTCTTCAAGACAGTTAGAGTACGTTCATTCATCTTCATAATATAGACTCCTTAGTTTCAAGCTACAGATTTGATTATATCAGAGTTTGTTGGCCCTGTAAAGACCTTCATCATGTGAAGAAGATCAGATTCTAACATCACCAAACTTCCATTGTTTTCGATAGTGTAGTCACGATGATAGCCAACCCATGCCCATTCTGAATAATGGATCGGATAGTTTACCATGAGGTCGGTATTCTGTTCTTTGTTAGCCTGCACGGCTACATCATACCACTTCGGTGCTTTACCTCGGTTTACTTGCACGATGTATCCACCACTCTTGCGAATGAAGTCAATCTCATTTGGAAATCGAACATCAGGAATAACCACATGCTTGTGATCTTTCAATCGCTTTGCTACAGTATGAATCCAGATTTCATCATCAAAGACTTGGCGCCCGGCCTCAGTGCCCATCTTCTGCATCATCAGACGAGGTGTTACCTGATAACCAAATTTGTCAGACCACCAAGGATCAACCTTCTCACGCCAGTCACGGCTTTCTTTGGTATCACCTTCAAGCATTTGCCTATCCCAGCCAAAGATAACCGAGACAGCATCTTTCAGTGCATCAGCAAAAGAAAGGCGAACGAATTGGTAATCTCTAATTAAGACATCACCAATCGTTCCCTTACCTGAGCCGGCGAATCCAACTACGCCGATCAACATGTTTAGAGGTTTCCTGTTAACTCTGCAATCTTGGGCATGTTACCTTGGAAGGCGTAAGTGCCAACATGCTGTGTCTGCATCCAAGGGCAGAGCCAGATGTTACCACCAATCGCACGCCAGTACTGACAGAACATATAGTCTTCAGACAGATAACGGTGAGAGTCGGGATCGATAACGGTATCAAAGTAAGCATGAATGTACCTTGAGCCGTCGAAGTTCTGTTGCCCAACATGGTCAGGCTTATAGTTCAAATGCGGATACTCATCTCTGAACTTGTCGAAGACGGCTCGCTTGACGAGCATATAACCAGTGCCAATCTCCATGACCTCAAGCGGCTCACTCACGCGGAAGGTGGTTGTACCAGGAACAGGATTGAACACATAATCACCAGTCAAACCTTCAAGCTCACCAGGATTGAACTTGGTGATGTCAAAGTTTGGATCTTCAAGCACACGCTTTGCACCAGCAAATACGTTACGCCAGTTGATAGACTTCTTCGGATACGGGCCGCCAATCACATCCTTGTCGAGAGCAAGGAGAGCGAGAACGTCTTGAGGATTGAAAAGGATGTCTGAGTCGATGAAGAGAAGATGAGTATAGCCAGAGCGGATAAACTCATCGACAAGATAGTTTCGTGCGCGAGTAATCAAGCTTTCATTGAACAGAAACGAAAACCTAACTTCAATACCGTATTGCTGACAGATACCCTGAAGGTCAAGGCAGGCTTTCATGTAAAGCCCATTGCACTGCCCACCATACATAGGTGTTGCAATGAATAGCTTGTTCTTTCTTAATTCTTCAACATTGATTGATAGTTCCATAATGACCACTCCAGTTATGACAAAAAAGGGACGCCACTATTATATAGCGTCCCTTTCTGAGGCTACCTGAAAATTTTAGGCAGCAATGCGATAAAACATCTTGCGCTGGCCCTTGACCATGCGGAAGTTGCTGTAGATAGCCTTACCTTCAATAGTGCGAAGGTCGTAGATGCGCTTGTAAACGCTCTCCTTCGAAACACCGGCAAGCTTGGCCAACTTAGCAGCAGTGACGCCTGGCCCGGTAGAGTTACGACGAAGATGCTTTGCAACCTTAGACAACTGAGACATTCATTTTCTCCATAATATAAGCCACTAGATAAAAAAGTCCATCAAGGTGAGTGGCTGAAACACCTTGATGGAGTATAGCGGAGTTTAACTCAGAAGGCAACCTCTGCGGCCTTCTTGAGTTCGTTCATCTGTTGAGCAGGATCAAGAGGATTGATCGTCTCGTCCAGCTTCTTGTAGAGGTCCATGAAACCAGTCTTGGTATCAACGTCGAAGCGGTTCAGGCAAAGCTCAATAGCCTTGTCGCGCTTTTGCCCAAAGATCACGAAGGCTTCGCAGATGTGGACGAGACGGCGAGTGGAGATAATCTCACTCACAGCACCTTCATAGAAAGACTTGCGGATTACGTCGGCCCACTGCACAAGCTTATCGGTGAAGCCAGTATCTTCAATACCGTTAGCACCAAGCACATTGTTCAGGATCTTTTGCTCTACCTTCTGAGCAGGATATTCTTGTTCCATGGTGATGGAGAAACGCTCAAGAAAGGCTTCGTTCATCACGTTGGTGCCAATGAAGCGCCCATCATCTGAACCCTTGCCCTTGGTGTTTGCGGTAGCAATCACATTGAAGCCAGCAACAGGGGTGATAACCTTGTTGATCTTTTTGAGATAGATCGGCTTGCCTTCAAGGACAGGCTGGAGACACATAAGCTTGTTAGAGCCAAGGTCAACTTCATCGAGGAGCAGGACTGCACCACGTTCCATAGCCACAACAACAGGACCATTCTGCCAGACGGTACGACCATCGATCAGGCGGAAGCCGCCGATCAGGTCATCTTCGTCGGTTTCGATGGTGATATTGACACGGACCATTTCACGCTTTTCAGCGGCGCAGACTTGCTCTACCATCATGGTCTTGCCGTTGCCGGACAGACCAGTGATATACATGGGATAGAATTTGTTGGACTTCACGATGGTACGAACATCTGCAAAGTTACCGAAAGGTACATAGCCAGAGGCCTTAGCAGGCACAAGGTCAACAGGCGCAGACACATTCAACTGAACCGCTGCGGCTGCCATAGCAACCGCCATCTCAGGCATCACGGGTGCAGGCGGCGCCTGCTTGGTTACCGGCTTTGCAGTACCAAAAGAAGCGATACTGTAAACACCGCGAGCAATGCGGTATTGCTTATCATTGACCAGCCAATTCGGATAATCAAGGTTGCGTGATTCACAAAGCTCAATCACCATTGGGCGAGTGATGGAGTCAATGTTTCCGTAAGCATTACGGGCGGCTTCAATGAACTGCGAACGGTCAGTGATCTTAGGCATCTGTCTTTCCTGTCTTTCTCATCATCATAGGAGTATTATAGAGGAGTAGGGTGGCTTTGTCAAGCCACCCGCTTCTTGTCCGAGGCGATCTTATCGATGAACCGCTTCAGGAGAATACGGTTGACAGCTTTCTTTTCAGAAAACTTCATAAATTCCTTAGCAATCTTTGCTTTTGTCATGGTACTGTTGACTTCAAGCTTGTTTTCCGTATCTTTCATGGCCGGAGTATTGATGATGTAGTAATCATCATAACCATGGTTGGTCACAGGAATAAACTTGTTTTCATTCCAAGATTTCACCGTTGCAGCACGAAACTTTTCTTCGATAGCATAGCCGTAGAATTCATGGACAACACGGTTGGAACTTCTGTCATGCAGATAGAAGCCAATCAGGTTGCAACCAGTACGATCCTTGAGTATCTTGAGAAGGTTGATTGTAATCTCATTGGCAGAACTATAGATATGATCTGTGAGATAGTAATCTTTCTTCATCACCTTGTCTTGGATGATATATTTGGTATCACCAGTCCAGCGGTTACCGATATCTGTACCTGTGACACCTTTGATGGTGTTCGAACCACCATCGGTCAGAAAGATCACATTCACAATCTGCACCTTGCTACGAGCCTTGAACTGGTTGACCAGTTGCTCGGTCACAACGATAGCACCGTTGAGCGGTGTACCACCCATAGGTTCCATGTGAGAACCAGACTTCGACATGGCCCAAAGTAGGTTATAAGCATTATTCAGTTCTGTGACATTCATGCGAGACGAAAGGATATTCCGCATGGTGAGATTTTCAAACTGAAGATCGCCTCGAAGCATTTCCCAAGAAGAACCTTTCGATACAGTATGATCGCGGAAAGTGTAGACTTCAAAAGGAATCTGTGTACGCTTACAGAAAGAGGTCAAGCTGATAAGCTGCTTGATGGTATCTCTCAGAGAACTGTGCATCGAACCAGACCAGTCAAGGATCATCACGAAGCCATGGTTCTTGCCAGTAGGCACAACGGCCTGACGACGAAAGATGTCTTCGTTATACTTGTAAGAATGGATCTTATTCGTATCAAGTACACCAGTTTTTGCAATCGAAATCCGCGAGAAAATATCCGCAGACTTCTTCATTTCAAACTCTTTCACCATGAAGGAGATTGATGCGTTTTCTTCGGTGCGGAACTTGGTCACCTCAGCTTGAATTGTAGGGAACCAATTTCTGTCGGCTGAATTATGCCCATTATAATAATTGAAGTTTTCTTTGAGGAAGACCTTGTAGTCATCGACAATCTTGGAAACGACAGGCTTAGGCACACCAACATACTGGTACTTTGTGGTACCGTTTGCGACCAGTTCACTCTGCTTTTGTTCCCAAGCTTTCTCAGTCTTGGACTCAGGAATGAAGTCACTCGAACCAGCGCCGTTTGAGGTCTGGTCTTGGTCATCACCTTCGCCGTCTTCTTCATCATCGGTCTGGTCATCAGAGGCCGAGATATCACCTTCGCCTTGATAACCTTTCGAACCTTCGCTTTCTTCATCATCATCTTCAAATTCATCGAAATCATCGCCGAAGTCTTCACCCTCATCTTGGTCACCATCACCAGAACGAACGGCTTCCATCTGGATCTTTTGGTCTTCTTCACCGCGAAGCTTGGCATATGCAAAGACTTCTTCGGTAATCTTGACGACCTCTTTGAAGGTCTCGGCCGCATCGATACGCTTTACGAAGGCATTTTCTTCAGGAGAGAACTTGACACCGAGCGCAACACCACCTTTGAAGTAGATGTTAACACGGTCGATGAAGGAGTAAGAATTGATATCCTTGTTTGCAGTGCCGAAGAAATCACGGTCCATGAGTTCTTTGTAGCCGACAATGTAATTGCGGCGAGCGCCAGGATAACGACGCTTCTGACGCTTATCAATACGGGCATCCTCGATCACATTGAGGAAACCTTTGACAGCCATCTGGTTCTGTTTGCTGGTCGTGCCATATATCTTAGTGGCGATATCTTTGATGGCATTCGTCCAGCCATCGCAGGGAGTATCAAGAGCATGGCCGACCTCATGTACGACCAGCATGTCTTCAAGGTCATCTGAGATACCTTGCCAGATAGGCAAAGTGAGGACGCGGTTCTTAACGTCAAACCATGCAGTCTGAGCGCCAGCCAGTTTTTGCATGGTGATGTTTTCCGTAGCCAACAGCTTGGCTAACACTGATTTGGATTGGCTTGCGATTACCGTCATTCCTAGAACCTCTCTTCAACATATGTATATTATAGAGGATTGGGCGGCCAGGTCAACCAAATTGTTGCTACAGAAGATGTTACATTTGTATCATCTACCAACCTGTGCCAGATACTTGGTTTTTGTCTGTTCCCATGTCAAATAGATCAGATCATCATAGAACAAAGTTTCCGTAGATACTCTATTTTGTTCCTTCAATGACCTAATTCTCTTCATAGCATACTTGGTTTTCCACAAATTGGCTAGACCCTCATATGAGGTATCAAAGCTCTTCACCAGCTGGCTCTCTCCAATTTTTCCACACAGAAATTCG